GCGGTGACAATGGCAACGGTGGCGATAATGGCGGCGATGGTGGTTGCCAAGGAGCTGGCGGCGGTAACTGCGGCATAGGAAACGGTGGCGGTGGTGGTAATGGAACCGGCAACGAAGGCAACGGTAACGGCCCTGGCGATAATGGTAATCAGCCCGACAATAACAACGGCGGTGGCAATAACCAGAACTCTCCTCAGCTCAACAGCAATGATGTAAACGGTTTTGATCCTTCTACCGGTCTATACGGACCTGGTACCTAATCACACTAAGCGTCTGGGGAGGTGTTGGCAATCTCACCGGTCTCATAAGCCGGACAACCAAGTTCGAAACTCGGCAGACGCACCAAACTAAATACTTCACGGCCAATCAAGGTCGAATAATGAGGTATTAACATGCTAAACACACTCGTTGTATTAGTTCTAGTCGTTGCGGTTCTCTGGGTTCTCTGGGAAATGTGGCAGAATGGCTGGGATCTTAAGAAGGGTGGCGCTGCTATCGTAGCCGCTGCTGCTGCTTGGTGGGTCTGGGTTCACGATTCAGTATCTTCACTAATTTCTGGAATGTAAATAAAGAACCGTCGTTGGCCCGTGACGGTATATAAATCCTCGGGGTGTAAGTTCCTGCCTTGACCCTTCCATAAGGAATCACTGATCGCAGTAACCGCTAACGGGCCTCCAATTTAAATGCCGATTCCGACGGGAATCGGTCGAGTGCAAGGAAATGGCTGGACGCAAAGACCGGCTAACTTGGCTAGATGGTGTGGTGCCCGTGTATGATCTACGAGAGTAGAAGATGCATCGTTTCCGACCAAGAAAATCTAGGCTGTCGCGTTGAACAGGTATCTGGGCCGTGACTTGTGGGTGTACCCGAATCCCACCTCACCTTATTAATCAGTAGGAGCATAAATGCCAGGTCCATTATGGGAAGCGACTAGAGACTTACACCATGCTTGTGAAGCGCATCCTGTTGGTGCAGCTATGGCAAGCGGTAGTCCACCCATGAAATGGTACGCTGACTGGCTTTCCGCTCTTTACACCATACACTGGGAAGTTGATCAATATATTCCGAAAGTCATTCATAGAACGGAAAGAGTTCAAAATGACTTGACATCAACCAACTGTTCTGCTAATATAATAAGTGCTGCCAACAAATATACCAATTCCTTGATAACGGAAAAAGATATTGCAGGCGCTGCTTATGTTCTTACTGGAGCGCACCTGATGGGCGGCGAGATTATGCGTAGGCGTCTTGTTGGTTATCCTACCACTCATCTGGAATGGGATGACCGTAAGGCAGCACTTGTAGAATTGAATAAGTTTAGAGAGCGTGAAGAGATTGTAGAGGAATCTAAAAACTGTTTTCATGCTCTTCTAAAGATTATGGACGAAATTAAGGCCGATTAGCTCAGTGGGAGAGCGCCTCGTTTACACCGAGGATGTCGGGAGTTCGACCCTCTCATCGGCTACCATTTTGAGGTTGTTATGAATAAGATTACACTATACAAAGTCTTTGATGATGAATCACGCACTCCAATTAAAGCGGCATCAAAAGAACGAGAATGGATGGGAGCAAACAATAGATTTGCCTATAGGTGTCTTCCTCTCGTAATAGCTAATCAACATGGCTGGACTTTTTCTTTAAAAGAAAGAATTTGCGCTGAGTGGAATGGTATTAATGAGATAGATGGTGTAAAAATTGAATCTTCATCACACATGGCAGGAAGTCACTTTGGCAATGGAATATTAACTTTTAGTCTTGACTATCTTTTTAAATTGCCAGAAGGATATAGTTTATACATCACAGGTCCTCCTAACAGTTCGAAAAACAGTATTGTGCCACTTACAGGTATATACGAAGCAGACTGGGCTCCATATTCTTTTACAATGAACTGGAAGTTTACGGAAGCAAATCGGCGTGTTGTATTTGAAGAAAATGAACCATTCTGTTTTATATTTCCTATACAGAGAAATAATATTGAATCATTTTCTGTAGAGGTAAAAAGTTTGAGAGATAATCCTGAACTAGAAAAACAGTATACTGAATGGGGATTTAGAAGAAACGAATTCAATAATAATCCAAATCGTGGACCAGATCACTGGCAAAAGCAATACTTCAGAGGTGAATATCCTGATGGATCTAAATGCCCTTATGATCATAAAACTAAACTCAACATAAAACTTGAGAGCTAAATATTAGAAAATAATGCGGATATGGTGAAATGGCAGACACGCTAGTCTTAGGAACTAGTGCTTCGGCGTGGGGGTTCAAGTCCCTCTATCCGCACCAACACGCCTCTATAGTATAAAGGTAGTACACGGCTTTGGTAAAGCCGAGACACAGGATCGATACCTGTTAGAGGCACCAGATAACGCCCGCTTAGTTAAGTGGCATAACATCGGTTTTGTAATCCGAGGTTGGGAGTTCGATTCTCTCAGCGGGCACCATTTTAAATAGGAACTTAATGATGATTAGAAAGCATCTCGACCTAGACGCTGTTCGTGCGTTTATTCAATCACAATCTCCAGAAACAAAGGTATATCTTGGTGGCGACTCCGAACGCTTTCAAATCGATGGCGTGTGGTATGCTGACTACATCAATGTGGTAGTTGTTCATAAGAACGGCAAGAACGGTTGTAAGGTATTTGGTGGTATCGTGCGTGAGCGTGACTATGACCAGAACAAGGACAAGCCTCGTATGCGTTTGATGAATGAAGTAATGAAGACTGCTTCGCTTTATCTGGAACTATACGATGTGCTTGAGGATCGTGAAACAGAAATCCACTTGGACATTAATCCGGACATGAAGCATGGTTCTTCATGCGTTATCAACGAAGCTGTTGGCTACATTCGTGGTATGTGTAACATCATACCTCTGGTTAAGCCAAATGCCTGGGCCGCATCTTACTGTGCGGATCGATATAAGGACGCTATTCAACACGCACATAAGGCGGTAGCATGATGTTTATCAAGTTAACAAATATGGTTCCCGAACGGAAAGGTGATCCTCTATATCTCAATGTAAATCATATCAAGGTGGTATATGAGGATCACGTTGAAGGAGGCAGTCTTTTGACTCAAGTCCATGCAGAGAATGTTACATGGTCTGTCGAAGAAAGTCTTGGTGAAGTAATGAAGTTGATTGGAGAAGCAGTCTAAAATGGCAAGATTTTTCGTTATGATTTGTGTCGTTATCTTCGCAATCTTTATGTTGGTTGTCGGAGCTAAAGCAGAAGTATTCATTACGATTGATAAGTCGGATCAAACAATGTATGTTGAAACTTTGACCGATACATATGAATGGCCAATCTCTACAGGTCGAAAAGGATATAATACACCGTCTGGAAAATATCGCCCGTACCTACTTAAGAGACTCCACTATAGCAAGAAGTATGATAATGCGCCGATGCCTTGGTCGATCTTTTTTCACGAAGGATACGCAATTCATGCGACTGGTGAAGTAGAGCGTCTTGGATCTCCAGCCTCTCACGGTTGTGTTAGACTTGAACTAAAGAATGCTCGTTGGTTATATCGCTTGATTGATGAGAGTGGCAAAGAGAATACATATATACGAGTAATAGAATAATGGAAGGTTGGCCGAGAGGCCGAAGGCACCTCACTGCTAACGAGGCGTACCTTAATCGGTACCGTGGGTTCGAATCCCACACCTTCCGCCATATAAATAGTGATATAACTCAAAGGAAATAAAATGGAAGAATTAGTAGAGAAGATGAAGGTAGTATTAGCAAGTACCTTTGCTGCTGGACTTAAAGCTCAGTCATATCACTGGAATGTAATTGGTTCCGATTTCCCACAACTCCATGATTTCTTTGCCACTATATACGAAGATTACCATGGCGCAGTTGATCCATTAGCGGAACACATTCGTCAGTTAGATGCTTTTGCACCTCAGACCTTGACAAGAATGAAAGAATTGTCTATAATAATGGAAGATGAGAAGATTCCTACTGCGGAAAAGATGATTGCCAATCTTCAGACCTGCAACGAGAATCTTTCCAATCTAGTTGTTGAAGCGTATGAAATGGCAGAAGCACAGAAGATGTATGGTCTTTCCAACTATCTTCAAGATCGCATCACTGCTCAAATGAAACTTGCTTGGATGATCAAAGCCACAATGGGAAAGAAGTCATGAAAAAGTTCTTAGTCGCGGGAGTAGTTCTTTTAGCTATGCTTGCAGGATCCGTTCCAGCCTCTGCGGATAACTCCGAAGAAGTGATTATTGGAATTTTAGGCGGTGCTCTTGGCGGTCTGCTTATCGGTGAAGCCCTTGGTAATGGAAATCGAGTTTACGCTGCACCACAATACTACTTACCGCCGCCTATTGTGTATGAAGAATATGTAGAACCAGCACCAGTTCGTTGTGTATACAAAAAGAAGCGAGTATACAGTCCAGAGGCCGATGAGTATCTGATTGTAAAAAAGCGTGTTTGTTATCGATAAGAAAGTGGGCACCTTCGGGTGCCCTTTTGCATTATGAATCCATTTGAACAAAGAAGAATAATCAAAGAAGAACGACTAGAAGTCTGTAACTCCTGTGAACGCTATGATAAGGAATCTACGCGATGCAAGGAGTGCGGATGCTTTATGGAATACAAATCTTTCATACCCTTTGCTCAATGTCCCCTCGGAAAGTGGAATAGATAAATACTTTAAAATGGAGTGATTCTATGGCGGCATTATCAAACAATGATTTATCTAAAAGAGACAACCTACAAAATTTTTATGATGCTTTAACAAAAGGATCAACTCTACAGCTTGGTGCAACAGGTGCTAGTGGAGATGCTGTGCCTACAGGAAAAGTTAAGATCACTATAGATGGTAAAGCTAAGGAATATAATCCGCCAAAAATTACCGATCTACAGAATTACTTGAAATCTCCTAAACGAAAACTATTACAGATAGAAGTAAAAGTTTCAAGAAATAAGAAAATAGTTCGTTTAGGAGATATTTTTAAAAGTAAACTTTTTGGAGGTACAGCTTCAAAAGCTGGAGCTGGAGGATCTGAAAGACAAGAGCGAGGATTAGTTGATGCTATTATGACATCCCAAGGGCTAAGTAAAAAAGTTTATATTTCGAGTTTAGGATTAAATATCAATATTATTAGTGCCGTGAAAAATGATCCTAAAGATGCCGGCGCAGCTTATATTCCTCACATGAAAGCTAGTAAAGAACCATATACCGATATGATCTTAAATGTTAAGCAGGCAAACAAAGGGCAACAGCTTAGAGTTTCAATGAAAGGCGATTCTGCTCCCTCTCTAGCAGGAGGTGGTTTATCAGGGCTTATGGACATTGATTCAAAAATGACAAAATCTGTATGGGCAAAAGCAATAAACTTTATTAAAAAACAAGGTTTCAAACAAGGCGATATAATTAAGGCTTCTGAGATTCCTGATTTGTCTGTTAGAATACCTGATGAACTAGTTAGAAAAGTAATTGTAGGTACTGCCGAGATCGGTGGACCAATTACTCACATGTATATAGGACCAATGGATGTAGTATCTCAATTTAATAAAGCTAATGGTGAGTTAACAGTAAATGGAAAATTTTATACGGTAGAAGAATATATACAAAAAATTCCATCTTTTTATATCGTAATACGAAAAAGAGATATTGATGAAAGTGGAAAAATTCAAATAGACATTGAAGGTGAAACTACGAACACAGAAGGATTGCCGATCTTATTTAAGAGTCCTAAAAAAGGAAAAAATAATGCTAGAGTTATCGTAGCTCAACATCCTAGAGGTAGAGAAATACTGTGATCAACTATCAAGACTATCTAACAGAATCAAAAGAAGGTAAGAACCTTCACTTAGAACACTTGGAGGACGAAGTACTCAATGGAGGAGTTACTGGAACAAGAGGTGCAATATCCTTTCTACAGTCTCTTCGTGATATGCTTGCTGGTCACGCTACTGGTAGGTCAGTGAATTTAACAACAAAGTGGGATGGCGCACCGGCCATCTTTGCTGGTATCAATCCAGAGAATGGCAAATTCTTTGTTGGTACGAAAGGAGTATTTGCTCAAAACGCAAAGCTCAATTATACTAATGGTGATATCGATAAGAATCATCCTGGTGAAGGCCTAAATGCAAAACTAAAGATTGCTTTGAAGTATCTATCCGAACTTGGCATCACTGGTGTTATGCAAGGCGATATGATGTTCACTTCATCAGATATCAAGAACGAAAAGATTGATGGCAAATCTTACATTACATTCCAACCAAACACAATTGTATATGCTGTTCCTGCTGATAGTGGTCTCGCTAAATCCATAAAATCTGCGAAGATGGGTATTGTTTGGCACACAACATATAACGGCGATACAATGGCCGATATGAAAGCATCATTTGGAGCTGATATTGGTGGTATGAAGATATCAAAGAATGTTTGGTATCGGGATGCTTCATTTGTAGATGCAACTGGTACTGCAACATTTACCAAGCAAGAGACTGATGTTTTGAATTCTATTCTATCACAAGCAGGTAGCATATTCAGAACAATATCTCCTCGCACAATGAATCAGATTGCTACAAACGATACATACAAAATTACAATCAAGGCTTGGAACAACCTGAAGGTTCGTGAAGGTAAAGAGATCACAAATACAACATCTCATGTTGCTGGTCTTATTTCCAGC